CACGGTCGCAGAGTGCCGTGAAGGCACACGCCCAGTTAAGGATCGCGAGAATGGGGAAGGACGTTGGGGAGCCCATGAACTGGCTCCAAACCTGGGTGACCAGGTTGACAGTAGAGAGTAACTGTCCCATGTCGGTCTCGTCGAATCCGTAAACCACCCGAAGATCGCGGAGAGCTTTGCGAGTCTACTTAAAGCCACGAAGAGACTCCCGAGGGAGCACCGAGTGGCGGGTGAGGGTCTGGAGATATAGGTCCTCCCACTCAGGAGCAAAGAGGCCGTTGCGCGAGATATGATGCGCAGCGCCCTCGCTGAACACAGGATCGATGTTGTCAGTGGCAGCAGTATAGTCGCCACTGACATAAAATTCATCGGGACCCAGCTGGGGTAGCTGGTCCAGGATCTTTGTGGTCAGGGTTGCTCCAAGAAGTCGGAATTGGGGGAGGCGACGGATATGAGAATGTGTCGCCTTTTGGATCCACTTAGCACGGAAGTATGTGCCCTCGGGACCCCCATTGACAACGCGAGCCTTAAAGGGCTCAGCGATGCCCGTCGGGACCGCAGGAATGCGGCCACCAGGGAGGGTGGTCTCCTTCATGAGGAGATCCGACGCCGACAGGAGAAGAGAGAGATCAACGGTCGGAACCTGAATAGTATTATGGAGCATACAGGAGTAGTCGGGGAGTTCAGACATCTCCAGGCTCTTCGGAACAGGAGCCTCGTATTCAGGAACATGTATCAATTCGGCAAGGTGCTGAAACAGGACGACAGGTGTTTCACGTCGTAACTGATCGGCGCGTTGAAGTATCGCACCTAAAGCACCGAACTCCTCCCGGACAGATAAAAAATGTCCAGAGATGGAGGGGAGGTACGGGCCCTGGGCCCGGTACCAACCAACCGGAAAGATGGCGTCAATGAGACGCATAATGCGTGGGTAAAGGCGGGCGTGAAGTCTGTCCGCAGGTCGTTCATGGAGTACCGAACAGGCCTTGAGGGTTTCATCCACCTGGTTGCCAACAAATAGCAACGAAACAGGGGGCATACCCTTCTTTACTTGTGTGAGGTCATTGAAGAGTCGTAGGTCACGACAGTCATGACGACCACGCATCCAACCGTGAACGTTGCCGCCCAGGAGAACCCGGGAATGGTCGGCATCGCTCAGCCAGCTGGGACGGGGTGGAAATTCCGTCTGGTGAGATATCCAGCAGGCCTGATAGGCCAATTTAAACTTCAGGTACTTTTCACTGAAGTCAGCCAAAC